TACAATGACATTAACGCAGTGAAAAATATGGGAATGCTTCCACAAGGTTATGTGGTAAACAATTTCTTAACTGACACTGACGCTTTTTTCATTAAAACTGATTCACCAAACGGCTTAAAACATTTTGTTAGAGCACCAATCAGAACTGCAATGGAAGGCGACTTTGATACTGGTAATGTAAGATACAAAGCTAGAGAGAGATATTCATTTGGATTCTCTGACTGGAGAGGTATCTTTGCTTCACCAGGAGCATAAATATTTAAGAGTGGGCGAAGTTAGTTCGCCCACTCTACCTAGTAAACAGTTACCGAGGCTGGCTAGGCAGTACAGTATAGTGACGAGGTAACGAATGCCCTATACAGGCAAAGGAGTATAACATGGCTACACATTTTAAAGGCCCAGTACTATTCTCAAATGCATCTGCATTTGAAAACTTAAAAATGGCTATGTGGCCTGATCAATTCACATATTTTGATGATTTTAATCAGGGTGCATTAGACGCAACACACAATTGGACTATTGTAAAAGATTCAGGAGCAAGCGCAGCAGTTGTTGCTGATGCTTTAAATGGTGAGGTAAATTTAACCTCAGCAAACACTACTGACAATGATGGCGCATCAATACAAGCAAAACAAGAATCTTTTGCTTTACCAACAACAGCTGGTGAAAAACTTTATTTTGAAACAAGAGTAAAGATTTCTGATGCTACACAAACTGATTTCTTAGTTGGTTTTACAGAAACATTTGCTACAAACCCAGAAAATGCTTTGCTATCAGCAAACGTTATTGGTTTTGTAAAAGTAGATGGCAGTGCTATTGTAAAAGGAACTACTGAAGCTACTGGAACACAGACTTTAGTAACTTTTGATGACACTACAAAATCAACAATGGAAAATGATACTTACGTAACTTTAGGACTTGTTGCTACAAAAGGAACAAACTTAAACAAAGTTGAATTTTTTATCAACAGAAACAAAGTAGGACAATCAACTACAAACATTCCAACAGCTAACATGAAAGTGATGGCTATGAGTGTTTCTGGTGATGCTACTGGACAAAAAGTTACTACAGTTGATTACATCATGGCTGCACAAGACAGAGGTGTAACTTACTCAAGCTCAAGCTAATATAACCGTGGGTGGGGAGTAATGGCCCCACCCTCTTACAAGGGGAATTAATTATGACACAAGTTGTAAAAAAATTATTTGATGGTGAAAGAAAATTAATTTATTATTTTAACTTTACTATCGCAAGCACTACCGCAGAAAACTACGAAATAGATGTAACAGACGCAGCAAAATGCGCTCTTAACAGTAAAGGTCAACAAGCTAAGGCACTTACAATTAATAAAGCATGGTGGTCAGTTAACAATTCAGCAACAACTAAACCATTAAAATTGTTTTACGAAGCAAGCGCAGATGATTTAGCGTTGACTTGTAATTTTGCTGATGATCAAGATTGGAGCACAATTGGTGGATTAAAAAATCCTAGATCTTCTGGATTTACAGGCAGTATAAAAGTTAACTTTTCTTCGGTAACAAACGACGATACAGCAACTCTAGTACTAGAACTAATTAAAGATTATAGTTAGGAGTCTTAATGGCTTACTCAGGCACTAGAACATTTAACCTCTCAATCGAAGAGATTATAGAAGAAGCATTTGAAAGATGTGGTCTTGAAGTACGTAGTGGTTACGATTTAAAATCAGCTAGAAGATCTATGAATCTTATGTTTTCTGATTGGGCTAATCGTGGTCTTAACTTGTGGACTATAGATTACGCTACACAAACAATGACACCTGGTACTAATTTTTACTCTGTAGGTAAAAACACAGTTGACATTATAGATGCTGCAATAACTACAACAGCTGGTGCTACTGCAAATTTAGAAGGCGATAGCAATACCACAGATGTTACTATTACAAAAATATCTAGAACTGAATATCTTAACTTAAGTAGAAAACAAGAAGATGGCACGAGTGGTGATGCTAGACCTACACAATTCTGTCTTATTAATGGTCAAGTAACTGTAAATGGTAGCAGTAACACAGGTAGACCAGAACATAATCTTACATTATTTGTTTATCCAAGCCCTGATAAAGCATACAAATTAAAATATTTTTTTGTAAATAGAATACAAGACGCAGGAGCATATTCTAATGAAGCTGATGTGCCTTTCTATTTTCTTCCTTGTTTAGTTTCAGGATTAGCTTATTATATTTCTTTAAAAAGATCACCGATGTTAACGTCGGGATTAAAAGCAGTTTATGATGAAGAATTTGAGAGAACTGCTGATGCTAACCGAGAAAGAGTCTCGTTTAGAGTTAAACCAGCGCAAGCGTATATACCATAGGAGGTATTATGCCAAAATGTGAAACATGTAATCACGAGTGTCATTGCATAGTGGATGGTTCATGCACTATTAACAGATGCGATTGTGGTAATTGTGTTTGTAAAAAGGAGGATTAATGAGTAATAGATATTACAATAAACAAACTGCTAATTGCAGATCAGGATCTACTGCTAAATTAGGTTCTTACGGTAGAGGTAAAATAGAAATACCAAAAGCTATAGAAGCCGCAGCAATAACAACGAAAGGTGTTGTGCCTGCCGCAGGTAAAGCAAAAGAAATTTCTATTTCTAAAGGCCAAGAAAAAGGAACAGCTTTAGGTATGGGAGCTGCTACTAAAGGTGGCAATTATACTTGGTCGTAATGAAAAAAAAGAATGGCTAGCCCTGCTTGGCAGAGAAAAGAAGGTAAAAGTAAGTCTGGTGGCTTAAATGCTAAAGGAGTTGCATCTTATCGTAGAGCTAATCCTGGTTCTAAACTTAAGACTGCAGTTACAACAAAACCTTCAAAGTTAAAAAAAGGTTCTAAGGCATCAAAACGCCGTAAATCGTTTTGTGCTAGGATGGAAGGAATGAAAAAGAGAAGAACAAGTGCAAAGACAGCAAAAGATCCTAATTCAAGGATTAATAAATCTTTGCGTAAATGGAATTGTTAATGGCATACGCAAAAGGAAAATACGCTAAATTTATTTCTGACCGCAGTGGATTAGAATTTCCATATTCAGAAATGGTTACAGAGTGGAATGGTATGAAAGTTCATACAAGTGAGTATGAAGCTAAAGCACCACAATTAATGCCACATGAACATCAACCAGATCCTATTGCATTAAAAGATCCAAGACCTGCAAGAACAGAAAAATCAGTTGCTAGACTATTGCCGTTAAATCCTTTTAGACACGAATCAGGATCTGCTGTAATAAAAGTATTTGAACCTGGTCATGCTAGATCTACAAATGATACAGTTAGATTTAGAGATGCTGTAGGTAATTTAGCTGATATAATAAATGCATCAACGGGTAAAACAATAACAGTGATAGATAATGATTTTTATAGTTTTGGAGTTGGAGTAGCACCAAGCGAATTAGTTATTTCAGGAGGAGGTATCGCGTCTGCAGGACCAGTTACCTTATCAGCATGACAACATACACAGAATTAAAACAACAAATAAGAGATTACACAGAAACAGATTCTAGTGTTTTAACAGACACAATAATTAATGATTTTATAGAACACACAGAAAATAGCATATTAAAAAATTTAGATTTACCTGTATTTAGATCTTATCAATTTTCTAATTTTACTGCAGGTAATGGATTTATAACTTTACCTGGTGGTTCAGCTACAATACCCACACAGTTTTCTGTAATAAGAAGTGTAATGATTTATCCTGCTTCTGGCACAGGAGATCGAATATATTTACAACAAAAAGATGTTACTTTTATGGATGAATTTCATCCAGATAGAGCTGCAACAGGAACACCAAAGTATTATTGTCAATGGGACTTTAATACTATATACGTAGTACCAACACCAAGTGCTGCATTTAAGGTAGAGGTAGGTTTAATTAAATTACCTGACAGATTGTCATCTACAAATAGTAATACTTGGTTAGGAGATAACGCACCAAAACTTATGTTATATGGCTGCCTTATAGAAGCTTTCAAATTCTTGAAAGGTCCAGCAGAAATGCTGCAAATTTATTCACAATCGTATGAAGCCGCTTTACAAGAGGTTGCTGCGCAACAAATGGGTAGAGGTAGAAGAGACGAATGGGCAAATGGTGTCCTACGTGTACCTCGACCATCAATTTTACCTGGTTATAGTAAACCAATAGAAGGAGGACAATAAAATGGCAATATCATCATCAACTGTAACAACGAGTTTTAAAACTCAATGTTTACAAGGTACGCACAATTTCACTGCATCATCCGGTGATACTTTTAAAATTGCATTGTACACAAACTCATCTAGTTTAAGTGCTTCTACAGCTACTTATGCAGATGGTACAGCAACTAACGAGTATTCTGGAACAGGCTACACAGGAGGAGGTAACACTCTAACCAGTTCTACGCCAGTAGCAGATGGAACAACTGCAGTATGTGATTTCGCAGATACGTCTTGGACTTCAGCAACAATAACAGCTCGTGGCGCTTTGATCTATAATAGTTCAGAGAGTAACAAATCTGTTCTTGTGTTGAATTTCGGTGGGGATAAAACATGCACTAACGGCACGTTTACAATTCAATTCCCAACAGCTGACGCATCTAACGCTATACTAAGATTAGCGTAGGAGTAACATGGCTTTAATTTTACACGATCGCGTAAAAGAATCTACTACGTCAACTGGTACAGGTACAATAAACCTGGACGGAGCAACTGGTGGATTTAAAAGTTTTGTAGCTGGTATAGGTACCACTAACAAAACGTATTACGCAATAGTAGGAAGAACTACCACTGAATTTGAAGTGGGGTTAGGCACCGTAACAGATGCCTCACCTGACACTTTATCTAGAGATGTAATTCTTTCAAGCTCTAATAGTGATGCTAAAGTTAGTTTTAGTGCGGGCACAAAGGATGTTTTTTGTACATTACCGTCAGCAAAAGAGGGTTTGCCATTCCCATCAATCTATGGTTCTTCATCAGCACCACAGATAATAACTGTAAAGGTAGATAATAAAACAAGTAGTCATCCTTATCCAGCAGGAGGAAGTTCTAGTAGTAGTGCATATTTTTTAAATGGATTAGAATCACCAGCATTAAGATTTTCTGGTGCAGATTCAGGCGGAAAATATTATTACAAATTTGATATTTCAGATTCTAGTAACTCAGGACACCCTTTGCGTTTTTATTTAGATGCAGCAAAAACTACAGCTTATACAACTGGCGTTACAACTAGTGGTTCTGGAGGTAGTTCAGGCGATTATATACAGATTGCTGTAGATGCTGACACACCAAACATTTTATATTATCAATGTTCTTCGCACGGATACATGGGTAACCACGCTGTTTCTGTTGGTAATGATTTTAACGGTGATGTAAATTTAAGAGGAGATCTTGATTTAGCAGACAGTAAAAAGATAAAACTTGGTGACTCAAATGATTTAGAGATTTATCATGATGCAAGTAATAGTATTATTGAAGATACAGGTACAGGAGATTTATTATTACGATCAAATTCTTATGTCAGACTTCAATCAAATACGGGTGAAAATATGTTGTATGCGCAACCTAATGGTGAAGTTACACTTTATCATGATAATGCAAACAAATTTTCAACAACAGCAGCTGGTGTTCAAACTGTAGGAACTCTTAATATTAATGCAGAGTATGCATTTCCTACTACCGATGGCACAGCTAATCAAATTTTAGAAACAGATGGCTCTGGAGCATTGACATTTGTAGATAAACCTACAGCAGGTGCGTCTGCTGGATTTGTAATTGCAATGTCCGTTGCACTTTGATATAAGGAGAGATCATGGCACAAGATTTTGAAAGAGCTGTTGCAGCAGATGGATCAGGAGACGTAGCTATTGGTA